CGAAGAGTATAGTAGCCTTCTCTTGGCATACTTCACACTCTTTAAAGCCAAAGTCACAATCACTTAGTATTCCCATTTTATCAACACTCTACAATATTTACTTAGTATTTAAAGCTTTTGGTAGGTCTATACCTTAAGCCCATTCTCCTACTTCTACGTCGTTCTCCCACTCATATATAGCTTGGTCTATCTCAGTATAAGCTGACTTCATAACTCTCTCAGGTATCTCTATCTCTTTACCATCCATATCATAGAACTTAACTGCATAAGAACTAATCTTTTGTTTGTAAGGAGGGTCATATAAGGTAACCATATTTAGTTACCTCTCTTTCTTCTTATCAGTGAACGGTCTACCCTTGACTTATCATATCCATAGGTGCGTTCTCCGTATACTCCACCACTCTCACCTTTTACTTGATACTTAGCAAAGGTAGATATAATCTTATCTTTATCATAGTCCTCCATATACTGAAAGGTAAACATCATCTCTTTTATCTGTCCTGCAATCGCATATGGATGTTTCTCAGTATTAGGCCAAATTCTCATTACTATATCTTCCATATTCTTATAGATTGGGTCATCCATACCTCTAACATGAATCAGGGGTATCTCAGACTTAGCACGTATAAAGTGCTGGACATCTTCTATTGTTACTTCTTTATCCATCTCACCAACCTCTCATATCACACAGGCAAGAGTTATTCTCTACTGCACAGTCGCATACGCTACAGACTTCTATACCGAAGGCATCAACAGTAATAGGCTCTATACTGCTCACAGGTCTACTCCACTGATACACTGTTGTCTTATCGCTTCGGCGTGGTCACTGTATACCTCATAGTTTTGAAAATCTATAGGCTTAGGTGCACACTCGAAGTATAGTGCAGTTATGTTATTCCTACGTTCCCTGTGGGAAGTATCTACGACTCGAACTCTATTCTTAGGTAAGGTCTTTATATCCTTAACTAAAGCATATAGTTGGTCTGGGCTGAGGCTCTCAATTAGGTCGTTCAAACTCATCCTATAACCAATGTAGAGCGAGTATTTAAAGCTTTCGGAGACTCCTATATTATACTATATTAAGATATAGATTAATTAAGAGCTATAATATAGATATAAGTAAAATGCTTAATAGAGCTTATTAATTGCTTAATAGAGCTTAATTATAATATATAGTTAATGGGTGTATATAAGTATTTTGCTCTGTATACACATATAACAGGCAAAATAAAAGATATAAGCTCTATTTTGCATGCATAATTAATATTCTCACAGCCTGATGGAGACTAAGAGCATAGGTTCTCACCTTGACTTAGCGTTAGAGCCGTTCTATATGCTTAGCAGAGCCTTTCTCACCTCGACCTATACGCTTAGGCGTCACGGGGCATAGGCATTATAAAGCATTCTTAGTTAAGCCCGTCGAGAGGTATGCTTAATTGAGCTTAAGTATATAAAAGCTATATGCGCCATGGCTAAAAAAGATTTATTGCCATGGCAAAAAAAAAGTTTTGGTCACTTCGGAGGGTGCCCTCAAAATAAGGGTTGGGCGTCCCACTTTAACACCCTCCTGTTAAGACCATTTGTCATTATAAGGTTTGGGTCGGCGTAATATCAAACCGTTACCAGTCAGGATATTACACAAGCAAGTGCTGTCAGACGATACATACAGAGAAACGGGTTTCCTAAATGATTCAACTGGAGGGAAATGTCGAGTAATTCTACAAGTTTGAGAAGAGGCGCAGGTTAGTCTTTAAAATATTACCGTCAACAAGTGACTGAAGGGTTAACTGAGTGAAATGTGCGCAGGTTCAAATTAGGTTTGTTTCTTTAGTGTGCGAATGCGTGACTTAACTTACCGACCCGATTATACGAGCTCTGTATAAATGTAAGGGGGAGGAATCGCCTCCCCGACGTTTTGACTTAATCCAAAGAAGCGATTTGTTTCTTTAGCTCTTCAAGAGAAATTTTCCCTTGCTTTACTGCTTGAATAATCGATTCTGGATTTGCTCCAATTTTAGGTGTTCCACGACTGCGGTTTCCTTGAAGTTGAGCAATTCTACTCGTCATCATAGATGCGAACTTATCGTCAGTTCCTAAAACATCTTTGAGTGCTACGAGTGTGTCGTATTTGACTCCGGCAGGAAGTCGGCCACCTTTTGGTGCCGTGTATCCTAACAGGGTCATTATTCCGGCTACTAAGCCCTCACTTCGTGGTGAAGCTAAGTAGTCCATCGCTGTGCTTTTTTGGTCTTTTTTTGTTGCTACCATTTTTTATACTCCTTGTATTATACCAATAGAGACTCTCTATATAAGCTTTTGCTTATGAAGAGATTATCTGCCTCAATTTTAGGTCTTCTCCGCCCCAGTAGGGTGAGTCGAAAACTGTATTAGAATTTAATAACTCTAATCTCAGTTGGTCGTGCATTCCGATTGGGAAACTTCCCAACGAAACTTTCTCACGGTAATATCCGGACTTGCCGTAAACCGTGTCTCCAATCTCAGCGTAGTAGTCGGCCAAAGGCACCGCTCTACTTTGCCACGGGAGTGCTTTCTTAGTAACAAAGTTCTCTCTTCTGCTCATACTACTACAGTGTATACTCTATATATAAAGCTTTGGGTAGAGGCTATCGTCGACAAAATTTTTTAAGCGTTTTTTGGAACGCATTTTGACGTCCCGCTGCCCAAAAAAAAATTTTAGCCATGGCAAAAAATAATATTTGGTCCTTTTAAGGAGGGACCAACTCCAGAGGTAAAACAAAGCCAAGCTTTATTTAATCTTGTTTCACGCCGTAGGTTTTTATATCTGATACATAAGTATCACCGTATTCAAATTCCCCGTAGGTCATATTTGATTTAACGGCACAATACCAACGAGCGTAAGGGTTCTTAGCTTCAAGCTCAGGCTTCTGATATTTCTTAAGAACTCTCCATTCAAATCCGCCGGGACCGTTCCAAGTCTCATAAGGATTCTCAACGTCTCGTGTCTTACCGCAGAGGTTTTTACTCATTGGTCTAACCCCTTGCGTCGGGCTTCGAGAGCCTCAGTTATTCCTAAAGAATGAATTCTTGAATAATCATTTCTCCATTCTTGTTTGCGTGGCTGTTTTCGGAAACGAAATTCGTTTCTCACTTCTTGTATTTTGCTCATATTTGTTCTAATATACCAATAGAGACCCACTATATAAGCTTTGCCCTGACAGCATGTAAAAAAGAATTTTCGCCATGGCAAAAAATAAGATTTGAGCGCTGGCCTAAGAGCGCCACATTAATGACTGAGCTTAGGCCTTGTGCTGGGGCTGGCCGGGATTCGGCCCCTGAAGCCAGCCCTTGCGGTCCGGTGTTTTCGGCGTCCGCTATTCGTTTTCTTCATAACCTAATTTCATGAGTTTATTTATTAACTCCTTGTTTAAGGTTACTTTTCCTATTTCTTTAATTTTCATATTTATATCCTCTTATTAATGCTGAGGCGACAGCTATCGACTCGTCATAATCTTCAATCAGTTTAAGACCGAATTCTTCTTGAAGCCTTTCAAGGTCAAATCTCAAAGAGTCTAACATCGTGGCGACTATTGACGGTTTCATATTCCGCCCTCCTCGAAGCAGTCATCACAGACTTCAACACCTCGACACCATCGAGTAGCATCCTTAAAGATTCTTAGACCTTCAGAGCAAGGCACACAAAATATTGTGTCCTTCATAGTTTACCCCCTAAAGATTGTATCTTCTCAACAATAAGTTGTTCGTTGATTGGATTCTTACAAAATGCTAATTCCATTCCGATACTTAATAAAAAGTCGGTCCAATTAAGATGATTATGATTACTCATCGTCATCACCTGTCCAAAATGTGGCGAACATTTCGCCGTCACATTCTTCACAAAGTCCGCCGTATAATCGACGTTCAAGCCCGCAGTCTTCGCACTCGGCGAATCTGTCATAGTAGTGGTCACTCATTTTTAGTTTTCCTCTATATTACACACAGTTTCGGAGTATATAAAGCTTTCTCTCTAAAAGGTATATAAGTCTCCTCTAGCCTTATATACCCCAATATAACGCCCGCTCACTGTTTTTAGAAAAGCGGGCGAGGCACGCCCCAAAAAAAAAGAAAAAACGCCATGGCGAAAAATAATTTTTGTGTCGCGCGCTTGGTCCAAAAAGTGCGAGCGGAACCTATAACGGAGTATATATACCCCCTCGACCCTTATATACTAAAACGAGGCAAAGCTTTAAATACTTTGTTGCTACAGGTAATACAGAGGAAAAGAAACAATGGATAAATACGAAAACCAAATAGTAAGCAACTGGCACTCCTACAAGGGAAACGGTGGAGCACTCGACTTTGAGACGTTCTACAAACAGGACTTGGTAACACAAGCTCGACTTGTAAGAATTCGAAAGTGGGGCGTTAATCGTCTACTTCGAGACAGTAGCTTATTATAATCATACGCAATTATTACGTTTACGGGGGTAGCTCCCCTGTATCGCAACTGGCTGAATAAATCCTACCCAACGGATTAAGGCACGCCGAACTGCTCCAACGTTCAAGTGAATGAGGAGGTGTAAGGTGGTAAGAAGCGACAAATAACTACTTAGGTAGTTGGGCGTCTCTTTGGGGGTTAACCACGAATCCCCCGTTGCACCGGTTAGGAAGATGAAAATAGCAAAATAGTATTGCACCTAACCACCTTATTTTTATAACATCTATTCAAAGAACACGAAAGATAGACTTCTAGAATCTTACCTTTCAATGTGTGAAACTTTATAGACGTTTTAGATATTCGGGTATAATCCGAAGAAAAATAATGTCGGTCGTCGGACAACGAATGACGAAGCGTAAAAGAATAATCAAATCAAGAGGCACGCGTGTCGAGGGTTTGGTTAATTCGGCACTTCCGGAGTGACGCGGTTGGAAACCCGTGGTTAGCGTGAGGGGTTCTGGGGCACCCCAACCGACAAATATATTAACAATGTTTAGGGTAACCTAAAAAAAATTTTAGCCATGGCAAAATTGATTTTTTTCCAAAAAGTGCGAGCGGGACCTAAACGGCCCTATATAAGGGAAGAGGAGCCTTATATACTATTTGGAGGCAAAGCTTTATATACTTTGAAACCGTAAGTAAAATAGAGAAAAAGAGGTAATTAAAATGAACAAAACAACGTATCAAACTAATAAAACTGGCTTCGTCGACTGGAACGGTCGATTGATGAGTATCCACAACTTTTATGTGGAATTAATGGGTTCAAGAATGGAGGGGACCAATTCCCTTTATTGTCATACCGTAGGCTGGGCAAACCTGCACAGCTTCGGAACCAAACACGGCAGTCTTGACGACGGCGAAGTTTGGGACTTAATTAATAGTGTTGGAGCAAAGTTTAAACTTTATCCAAAAGTAGAACCTACGCAATATAATAATTATAATGCATCAAAATATTACGGAGTAATTTAAATGTTAAAAACACATCTAACAAGAGCCGAAAATAGCGAAGCTTTGAGTAAAGACCAATACAGACACGAAGCAAATGCTTTTTGGGTCTTAGCTGGTAAAATTAAATATTTACAAGATACGGCCGGAATGAAAGGCCACGATTTGAACCGCTACGCTAAACACGTTTTAAAAAGGCTTTCGGAAATTAACGCAGAAATTGAAAGCATTAAACCGGAGGTTAAATAATGTTAAGTCGTAAACACTACAGGGCCGTAGCTGAAATAATAAAGGCCTTTCCACACGGTAGCCCTACGGCGTCACAGGCTAAGCTTATCGAGGCCTTCGCTGATATGTTCGCCCAAGACAACCCCCGTTTTGATAGGGGGGTATTCTATGAGGCATGCGGGGGGTATGCATGAGTGCCACCCCCTCCACCAGTAGCACCCTTGATAAGTTAGATAAGTTACTCACTGAGTGTATAACTAACTGCCTTAAGCAATTAGAAGAGGACGAGCTATAAGGGTATATATAAAGCGATTATAAAAAAATAAAAATCGCCATGGTGAAAAAGATTTTTGTATAGGGTATAATTAAGTATAGGCCTATGCCTAAGCTAAGCGCCCCCTAAATCATTATTTCATATAGGGGGGTTATCATTGAGGGGTACGCCCCTCTGATGGGCTGGTTACAGCTTACGCACTGCGTATGCAATACCAACCATATAGGTTATTAAAAACCTGCGGTATGGGGTCATATCTATGCACCTCCTTTCTTACTCCAGAGGGAGTGTCTTGTTGTGGTAGCTACCCTGTGGTGAGCCTTCCATATTGCGTGTGCTTGCTTAGGTGTTAGTTTTGTTGTCATTGTTTACCTCTAAATATACAATAGCTATATTATATATAAGCTTATGGGTATAGCCTATCGTCGAGAGATATAAAACTAAATATTGAGTATATAAAGGATTAAATCCCGCTCACTATTTTTAGTGTATTATCTTATCCTTTTTGAACTGAAGGCCCCCCGTCTAAACGAAGAAGGCCCCACCTGACTCAAAACACCGTGTAGGGGTCAAAACACATCGAGCTATATTTTGAACTATATTATGCTAAGTAGTGTTAACACTTGGTAGAGCTTAAGAGCTATATTAAGATATATATTAAGACAGGGAAGGAAAACCTTATATACTCAGACATGTTAAAAGTAATTAGTGAAAAAACTTATGACAAAAAAGACGCAAAATAACATTAAGTGGACATGTAATGAAATCCGCGACTTGCTCTTGAGCAAGAACAAGGCCTATGGCGACAGCGCTATAGAACCTGATAATATTTTTAGTAAGCTCGATAACGCACAGGCCATCTGTGCACGTATCGATGACAAGCTCAGTAGAATTAAAAACACTGGGCTCGATGATGCAACAGAAGATACATTAGACGATTTGATAGGATATCTCATATTGCTCAAAATCGCACGGGACACTAACACCGAAAGAGTGACTCAATTTACCACGTGTAATTGTGAACACGGGTGGCATAACTGTTCATGCGATACAGGGTATGTACCCCCATGGAGCATGGAGATTCCTAAAGATACAGAAGTGAGAGTATTTACCAATGAAGAAAACCAGCAAGAAGATAACTGAAGGTCTCGCTAAGATAGGCATAGTCCCACCAAAGGAAGGCGAAATGAAGCATATTACTGATGCTCAAATGAAAGCAGCCCGAAAAGCTATGGAGAGCAGCACTGAACATGAGACTAGCGATATAGAGCCTAATATTACGATGAGTCCTAAGAAGAAAGCTGCTATAGAAGCTAATGCAACTCAGGACCAATACCATCAGAACTTAGTAGATGCTTCTCTGAATGAGGGAGGTTCTATACATCCTCTGTTGATTAACTCTGAAGAATCAGGAGGCTTAGGTTTATGCAACCCGTCGATTTACGACGACGGAAAGAATAATTTTTTAGTAGTAGTTAGGAACGTATCCTATACGCTACATCACAATGAGGGAGACCAGAAGTTCCAAACTCCTTGGGGTCCCCTTAATTATGTACGTCCTGATAACGACCCTACTCTTAGGACAACCAACTTCGTTGGTAAGTTAGATAAGAACGGTAAAGCTATAGGAGGTTTGTTATGGGCGCACCAAGTAAATACTTCTAAGTTTAAGAAACCAGCGGTATGGGAGTTCCATGGTTTAGAAGACGCACGCATAGTAAGGTGGAAAGACCAGAACGGAAAACCTAGCTTATACATATGTGGATGCAGAAGAGATGTAAAAGAAGATGGTGAGAGTCGTATGGAGATGTCTAAGATTAAGATTACCAAGAAAGGCGTAAAGGAAACCTTCAGACATAGAATACAATCACCAGTAGATAAAGACGCCTATTGTGAAAAGAACTGGATGCCAGTTACTGACTTAGATAATACATTTGTTAAGTGGACTAATCCTTTGGAAGTAGTTAAGGCGTATCCAAGAACAGAAGGTTATAGGAACTCCAGTGAGATAGAAGTTAAGGCTGACGAGAGTACCAAGTTAGACTTACCTTATGACCCACGTGGTAGTTCTCAAGTTATACCTTGGAAAGGTAAGTACAGGATATGTGTAGTTCATGATGTTAATTTTTGGCATAATGAAAAGGGAGATAGAGATGCTATCTATTGGCACCGTTTCGTAGTATGGGACATGGACTGGAACTTAGTAACGATGTCTAGACCTTGGAAGTTCATGGATGGTAGAATAGAGTTCTGTTGTGGAATGGCTTCTGATGGAGATGACTTACTTATAACGTTTGGTTATCAAGACAACGCAGCTTACTTAGTAAGGACTCCAGAGTCAGTATTTGAAAGATTCTTAGGAAAGGAGTTATAATGTTACAAAAACAATTAGAGAAGTTTATTAAGGATACTCAACATCCTGAGAAGAACTTCGATGTAGGTTATGAATATGAACAGTTAAATCAGTATGCATCAGCTATAGGTTTCTATCTTAGTTGTGCAGATAAAACAGATGATGATAAACTTGCATATGAATGTTTATTAAGAATAGCTACCTGTTATGATAAACAGGGAGAAAGAAATGTACACACAGAGAATACTCTACTTATGGCTATAGAACTATTACCTAAAAGAGTAGAAGGTTATCACTCTTTAGCTAACTTCTATGAGAAGACAAGCAACATGAAGAAGTGTATACTATTTGCTAAATTAGGATTAGAGTTAGGAAATGATATAGTATCACAAAAAGATATAGAACCATTATATACTGATGTAGGTTATAAAGGATTATATCAATTAAAATTTGAACAAGGTGTAGGTTTATGGTGGGTAGGTAGATTCGATGAATCTAGAACAATCTTTTTAGAACTAATGGAAGACCCTACTGTATGTGATGAATATAGAGGAATGGCAGAATATAATTTATCTAATGTATTAATTCAAAACAAATTAGATATTGTTCTACAAGGACCATTTAGTCCTTATGCATTAGAGACAGCTCAAGAATATGCTACACTTCCTTTTGTTAATGATATTATTATATCTTGCTGGGAGAATGATGAGGTTCCTAAAATAGAACATTCTAATATAAGAGTTGTTCAATCACCTGAACCAGATAATAGAGGAACAGGAAATAGAAATCTACAGATTGTTTCTTCTCTAGCAGGAGTTAAGCGCTCAACCTCTCAATATGTTGTCAAGATGAGAAACGACCAGCGTTACACCTTAGATAGTATGTGGAAGATGAATGAGTACTTTAATATCAACTTTGATAAGGATATACCTAAGGGTGCTAAAGGTAAAATATTTACCGCAGGATACTTTAGAGAGTTCCCTTTCCATCCTCGTGACCATGTGTTCTGGGGTCATCGACAAGACTTAATTGATTTGTTTAGTACACCATTAGAACCAATAGGCTTACACGATAAGTTAAACATGGAGAAAGTTGAATTATCTCATTTATATGATTGTTTCATTAGAACTGAAAGTTATATTGGAGCACATTACTGTGCACGCTTTAATTCTAAGATAAAGAAATACTTATTGATGCCAGAAAGATATCTTTATGATGATGCACCATTTATGCAAGAAGTTATGGATGTTAGTGATGATATGCTTGATAAAGTGTTTCATTGTTTCCCAAGAGAAGGTATAGATTTAGCTTGGCCTACATATGGCTGGGTAGAATATCCTTATGAGAATCAAGCATCTCAGTTTGGTGAATCATGGTCTGATGATGATGGAGCCCCTTTCGCTGTGTCTGATGATGTCTTTCAGTTTAAGAACTACTACAAAGGTTATTCAGCTCAGTTCAGTTTATTTAAACATTGTCCTATTAGTGCATGTATTAGAAGAGGTTATCTTTGGGAAGAACACCAACATCATTTAATAGATGAATATGTAACAAAGGATTCTGTAGTAGTAGAAGTAGGTTCACATATAGGTACAGCTACGGTTAGACTTTCTAAGGTAGCTAAAGAAGTACACGCATTCGAACCCTTCACACCTTCTTATGAATTATTAAAGGAGAACATGAAATTAAATAAATGTAAGAATGTTAAGACATATGAAAAAGCATTATCTAATGTTAATGAAGAAGGTTACTTAGGATTCACTAGTACAAATAATCCCGGTGGTACAGGTATAATAGGTGAGGAGTTAGGTAAACCTAATGCAACTGTTAACTTCTATGAAGAGAACGAGGAAAGTAAAATAGACCTGATAACTTTAGATTCTCTCAAACTAAAGAAAGTAGATTATATCAAAGTAGATGTGGAAGGTTATGAGAAGTATGTAATACTAGGAGCATTAAAAACCATTAAAAGATGTAAGCCACTAATTGTCATAGAAGCCTTTGATGATTTTGATGAATTCGATACAATGTCTCCAGAAAAAATGGATACTAGATTCAAAGAGTTAATAGACATGGGCTATACATATGAACACATAGATGAAGATGATTATCTATTTACACCAAAGGGATATAAGGCATGATGGATATGGAAGGAATTTTCCTAGATTCATCTGACGTCACGGAAATAAAAAGATTCCACGAAATGGGAATCATCCGTGGCGTAACAACTAACCCTACGATTATGAAAAAGGATGGTAATACAGATATAAAGAAGACTATAGTAGAGATATGTGAATTAGTATATCCTTATCCAGTATCAGTAGAAGTAACTACAAACGACCCACAAGAAGCTTTTGAACAAGGGGTCGAGTTCTCTACTTGGGCTGAGAATATAAATATTAAAATAACTATACATGGTCCTAATGGTGAACCTAATCTCAAGTTGATTAATGATTTGAGTCAACAAGGTATAGAAGTGAATGTTACAGCAATGATGAGTGTACAGCAATGTTATTTAGCCGCAATGGCTGGAGCTAGTTATGTTTCCTTATTTGGAGGAAGAATAAATAATATGGGTTATGATTCTAAAAAAGAAATATCTAAACTCAGGATATTACTTGTAGAACATGATTTATCAGCTAAGATAATTGTAGGCTCAGTAAGAGAGCAGATTAATGTTATGGAATGGTTACACAATGGAGCACATATAGTTACAGTGCCTCCACACATACTAGAAGGTATGTATGTACATCCGTATACTAAAGAGACTGTTCAGATGTTTCTTAAAGATGCGGAGGCATTAAATGAATAACACTACATTAATATTCCCTATGGCTGGTAAAGGTGTACGCTTTGGTGAAACCTTCAAACCTTTCTTAGAGGTTAATAGTCATGGTACATTCATAGAGTTAGCTTTTGAACCATTCAAGAAGTGGTTACCATATATTAAGAATGTATTATTTGTATATCTTTCTGAACAAGAAGAAGAGTATAATGTTAGTGAAAACCTTCGTAAATCATTTCCTGATATTAAATTTGATATTTGTATGTTAGAGAAAGCAACGAGTGGTCCAGCTGATACTATTCGTATGGCTATTCAAGAAAAGAATATAAAAGGTTCTGCTATTATTTGTGATTGTGACCATGCTTTACATGTGGATAATATATTTAAAAATCTATTAGATGGTCATGATGCTATCTTACCAGTATGGCCATTACGTGGAGAAGATATAAAGTCTTGGAGTATAGCTTCTGTTACTAATACTGGAAAGGTTACAGGTATAGCTGAAAAGAAACTACCAGATACTGCTGGAGAATTCTTTGGAGTTATTGGTTGTGTTTTTATTAAAGATATAGAAAGCTTTAATCTACAAGAGGGTGATAATGTTTCTGATATTGTCTCTGCTCATATTGAAGATGGACTTAATGTTCAGGCTGTAAAAATAGATTGGGCTAAATTCTTTGGTGACCCTGAAAGATTAAAAAGAACATTAGCTGAAGAAAGTAAAGGAACTATATTCTGTGACTTAGATGGAACAGTTATAGTCCATGAAGATTCTCCATCTACTATGGGTATTAAAGTATTAGATGGTGCTACTCAGAAATTAAGAGAATGGAAAGAAGAGGGCTATTATATAGTGTTAAGTACAGCACGTAATAGTTTAAATCGTGAATACTTAGAATCGCAGCTATTAAGGAACAATATAGTTTATGATGAATTAATCATGGACTTGTCTTCAGGACCACGTGTTGTTATTAATGACCGTAAACCTTCTGAATTTCTAAGACCATCAGCTCGTGCTTTTGAAGTTAAGAGAAATGATGGTATATTAGACCTTGAGGTTTCTATACCCTATGTAAATATCATTGAACGTATGAAGGGTGGTTCTTTTGCTGATACTCTATTAGTAGAACATGATGACCAGAAGTTTGTTAGAAAGACTGCTTCTAAGTCTGAGAATCTAGAATTAGGTTATATCAAATTAAAGAAACAAGCTGGTGAACTACAAAGGTTTAAAACCTTTTATAATTCATTAGTACCTACAATTATTAATGAAGAAGACAATTCCTTTGAATATTATTATGAGATGGAATACCTAGAAGATTATAAACTTCTATCTGATTGCGCCTACACTGTACAACACAGGGCAATAGAGAAGTTACTTAAATTATTAACCAAGAATGTATACAACCACAAAGCAACTTTAAAAGATGGTCGCGATTGGCTACGCCAACATTTAGAACATAAAGTCTTTAAGAAGGCTGAACTCTTAGACCATTCAGGAAGACTACGCTTATTATTAGATGAATGTTTAAATTCATTTGGTTGGGTTCTTGCACCAAAAAACTTATGTCCTATACATGGAGACTTAACATTTGAAAACATCCTAGTGGATGAAAAGAATGATGATGTTAAACTTATAGATATGGATGGAGCAGAGTATATGGATGCAATGGAATTAGATATGGGAAAGATGTTTCAATCCCTTATAACATATTATGAAACATGGTCTAAGTTATCAGATGAAGAATTAAAGACATTTGATTTCTCATTAGACTCTCCTCAGATTGAGGGGTATATCAATCTATGGAGTAAGATATTAGATGAAGACGAAGAGATATTAAGAGCTAAGATATATTTCTATACTGCACTACATTTAATTAGAATGATACCATTTAGGCTGAAGGTAAGTGATGAACAAGGTAGATTCGCTTATAACAGCGCACTTAAGTTACTAAACGAAATTGGAGATATATTAGCATGACAAAATGGACACCAAGTCACATGAGGCTGAGCCCAAGTAAAATCAATACATATATGAAATGTCCTAGAGAATTTTACTATAAATATATAAGTAAGCTCCCAGAAAAGAAAACAATACACTTATTCCGTGGAACTCTAGTACACAAAGTATTAGAAAATTTATTTAAGAATAAGTTCAGAACGTTACCTCAATGGGAAAAAGGTGGACCTGCTATATGGGTTCAAGACCAGTTTGAAAAGGGTTGGGAAGAGAAGATAGCAAAACATAAATGGTTATGGGAAGTCCATACCAAAGAAGAAATGGATGCTATGTATATTGAGACAGAACAGCTCTTACAGAACTTTGTTCAGAGTGTTAATAAAAAACTTAATGAAATGGTTCACTGGAAGATATATAAAAGTAAACAACAAGCTTGGAACGCAGTTGCTCCTAAGTATGCAGAACGTTGGGTTAAATCTCATGAGTATGCGATAGTTGGAGTTATTGATGTTGTATGTAATGATTTTGATGGTGGTACTACTTTATTAGATTATAAAACTAGTAAGCGCTATGGGCCCTATTTACCAGAGGAATATTATCGCCAGTTGATTATCTATGCATTTTTGTATACATTAGAGATGGGTGAGATGCCTAATTTTGTAGGCGTTAACTATCTACGCTTTGATGATACTTTCTTTGTAAAGATAACACAGAATCAGCTCGATGAAGCTAAAGACTTAATTAAGTTCGTACACGACTGTATTAAGGAAAGGGAAGAAATGGAAGACCGATATGAGCAAGTGCCACAGAATTTATGTAAATGGTGCTCGTTCCATAAAAGCAATGGTGGACCATGTGATGCCAAGATACCAGTATGGAAACCTAAATATAAGAAAAATTATAAGAAAGAGACATATAAAGATATAGACTCAAAAGCGAAAGGATTAATAGAGCTTGATAGCCAAGACCAGTTTCCTGAGTTCGATTAGGCGAAATCTTTATATATGCGCGTTGTGTAAAACATATACATGGCGCGCGATGATTATGGAGCCATCTCTGTAATCTCTGATGAAGAAAAAGAGATACTAGGGATAAAGGGTCCTAAAAAACCCTCTGACGAGGAAGAAGAAAAACTATTCGAAACTATTGGTAAGGCTGCTGATAAAATCGGAGAAACCCAAGTAGGGAAGAAGATAGGGACTATAATCACCGTTGTATTGCTAGCGCTTCTGAGTGGGGGGGCCAACATGTCTATTATCCATGATTATTTCAATGGAGATGATGAAGGCCCCATCGGGGGCTGTCTACAAACAGACGCCACTAATTACAATCCTCAAGCTACTTTTGATGATGGGAGTTGTAATTTTTTAATTATTATATATGGTTGTACTAATCCCGAAGCTGAAAATTATGATGACCAAGCTACACATGATGATGGACGTTGTGTAGTTTTAAACGACGGCAATGGTAGTACCAATGAAACAGTTGTTTATGGTTGCATGGATATAGATGCTAATAATTATGATGATAAGGCCACTGAAGATGATGGTTCATGTGATTACGAAGATGAGTATGAAGAACCTGAATGTAATTCTACATCAGTACTTTTTTATCCGGGTTGGTATGACGAAGAGACAGATAACGCAACTGTTTATTGGGTAGACCCAGATGTAGAAGGTATATCCGTATTAACAGATATAGATGCTGAGTGTAGTGATTATAATGCATCTGTGTTGATTTATGTGGATGTATGGCATGAAGAGTCTGGTGAATATAACTGGACAGATATATATTTAACAGTCAATGGTGATAATTGGGACAGCCATTGGTTTAATTTTACTTTCGAAGAACTTAACGAAACAGAAGGTATTTGGTCTATGTGGGTAGCACTACTCGTATGGGATGAGGAGAATGAGGACTATTACTTTCAACAACAATTTGAAATACCAGAGATAAGAGTGGAGGGGCAATGAATGCAGCTGAGATGTTGCATTTGACTAATAAACTAGATATGATACTCTCAGAAGTGGATGAAGTTAAAGAACTATTAATCAGATTACAAATGGACAAATATGAAATGAGCAAAGCGATTGGTCACGAGACCAGTGCGACGGAGGAAGAATGAATGACGCCACTGGCAGAGTTTTTACTCCATTGTATAGAGGTTGGAGCAGTTGCTCTAGCACTTGCTGGGATTTTAATCCTAGTTGCTTTTGCGCTTCGGATAACCTATTGGTGCTTAAGTCCGTGGATAATTCTATTCGCGAGACTAATAAAACTAATACCGAAGAAAAAGGAGAAGGTGGACGAAGAAAAGGAGATACCAAGAATGAGTAAAGAGAAAGGAGAAGGTGTAACATTTAACGATATTTTTATGTTTATGATTGCTGTACCTTTAATATTACTTTGGGTTGGGTTTGCAGGGTTTGTTATACACAGCGGACTTAGTAAACCAGAAGTTCTTGAGAATATTGAAGCATATACAACTTTGATAGCTATATTAGGTGGGCCAGCCCTTCTAATTATTAAAGATGCTTTAGATGTATGGAAACAAGAACAAGCTGAGAAGACAGCATTCTATAAGGTAAAAGCGCAAGCTGTTATTGATTATAATGATGCATCTCAGAAACAATCTCAAATGATTGAATCAAAGGCACAAGAACAAGAACATAAGATGGAGACGAAAAAATGAACGATTTCGAACAACTGAAATTAGCAGATGAAGTCGCAGGATTGCATGAGGTAGTAGAAGCTCTACTAGCTAAAATGAACTGCTGCTGCAAATGCGACTGCTGTGAAGCAGAGAAAGACGAAGAAGTTACTGAGGAGGAGGAATAATGGCCGACCCAGAACTTAAAGGAGAACACTTCGCAAAGAATAATCCAGACATGAAACTAGATTTTTCTACAGTAAGCGAAGCAGATATTGCCGCAATGGAGGCTAAGAAATCTGTAAGAGGATTTCCAATAACTAAGAACGAATCTATTGATGCGCCCGGAAACGAGAGTGTACAACAATATATGGCTTCTGATGGCTCCGGCAAGATTGGTCCTAGAGAAACCCCAACTTCTGTAGCATGGCTAGAGAAGATTAGAATGACTGGGGAAGAAGAGGATTTACCAGAACCATAGGAATATAGCGCGCCGCTAATTTTAAAAGGAGAAACATGGTAAACCAAAATAAGAAATACAATATAGATAAAACGCTAACTATGAGAAAGAGTGGCTCTGGAGAGAAAGTCTTCAGTCACGTAGGTGGTAAGACACACGCTCTCGAAAAGAAAGCTATATCTAAAGAAACTGCTTTAAAGCAGATAAGAGACGTTACAGAGTCCGAGATAGAAAGTAGAGAACATCACGGACACGTAATAGGCAAACGCCAAGCACGCTCTCATAAGAAGACCTTAAGAGAGTAAATAGTAAGCCTTATATAGGGCGGGCACCTAGTTATTAAGGGCTCGCCCGTTAGGGCCAAGGCTTCATAGGACGGCTTACGCCAGTGTCCAAGGGGAGCCCCCAATCATGGAGAAATACATGAACAATACAACAAACGAAACAAGTGGGAACGAAACAGTCCTAGAAGATAACAATACTAGCCTTAACGGTACCACAAATGATGTAAGCGAATCTGGAATGCTAGATGGATTAATGGATGCATTAGCTGACTCACCAGAGCTATCTTTAGCTCTTTTAGTCATTGGGGCACTCGCTGCCTATATTGCATACACACAACCAGCGGTTAAGGCTTTGTTATTACCTTTATTAAAAAAGTATGATGACCAAATTATTGACCTTATGGATAAACACATGACAGCAGCACAGGTTAAAGCTTATGAGAAGCTAGATGAAGTAGCTCAAAAGCATGTAAAAGATGCAATGCTCAGAAATGTAATTATGTCTGTATATGACCAAAACGACGATAAGTTCGTAGCGGTTGTTAAAGGCGAAGTTAAAGACGCTTTGGTTGAAGCTAAACAGCTTTGAACGAAACGGAATATGAGCAGCGGTTACGCCAGCGAGTAGGAGAAGGAGAATATGAACGTCATAAAGAACTTGTACGCTTGCTGGCTCGCAATCTCTCTCTTGAAGACATTCTTTGGGAAGAAATTTCTATACATCTTCGGGATATTAACTTACGAACAGAGCTCTTGCGCCAAAGAAATGCAATCGTTAAAGACATACATACGGAATTCAGAGCGTTAAACATTGAAATACCAAGTGTAGTGGAAAAGAAGACTGAAGGATTTGCTTCCTTCTTGGAGGATTTAAATGAAGAGTCTACCAGTAAAGGAAGAGACGAAGAAACTAAAGAAAGCTCTTAGTGGAGTAGGAACCTATGATTCAAGAGGATTAGAGGATATATTCGAGAAGTGTAGACATAGTGAAGATAAAATGATAAAATTAATACGTGCCTTTTGTGGGACGTATTTAATTGATAATAAACAACGACCATTAAAGTTGAGACCACTGCAAGAGGATATAATAGTTAAAGCTTTAACACATTCTCAGAATGGGAAGCAACGTAAACTGGCCATTTTAGCGCCACGTGGTAGTGGAAAGTCATACGCCTTAGCGGTAGCTGTCACTATCTATATGTTCTTTAAAAGATTTAGGGATTTAATATTTGTATTGGCTCCTTCTGAGGACCAAGCAGCATTAATCTTTGGATATGTATATCGAAACTTCAAGGATAATAAATTCTTAGATAGTTTAGTAGATAACTATAAATTTCACAATAAGCCCCATATACGCATGAAGGGGGGCACATTAATGCGAAGAGCTCCATTAGCGCCTAGTAATCAAGGACAATCTATACGTGGACAACATCCTACACTATGTATTGTAGATGAGTCTCCACTTATTGATGATAGACTATTTGTAGATAATGTAGAACCAGCAATAGTTTCTAATAAAGCACCATTTATCAATTTAGGAACACCTAAATCAAAAGATAATCATATGTGGCGTTATTTATATGATGATAGCTATGGAGCTTCATTTACGCGCCTAGTATATACGTGGAGAGATGCAGTGAAAAAGGGAGATGCTTATTCAGCTCCCTATACGGAAGAGGACATGTTAGAGAAGATGATGGAATGGGGGGAAGACTCCATATACTGGAGAACGGAATATGAATGTGAGTTTGTAGAGTCTGTATCGAATGTATTTAATCCAGAAAAAATAAAGGCATGTTTACATGAGTACGAAGTCACCACAGCAGAATCCCTTGAGTCGGGACGAGATTACGGTCCTAACATTACTGTCGGTGTTGATGTTGGGAAATCTGTTAACTCTACTGTTATTACAGGATGGAGAAGGGAGAAGTCTATGGGGGATATTGCGGGAGATGATATTGCACGCCTTATATACATTGAAGAAATCAATCCTAGAACTGGTGGGCACGACATTCCATTTCAACGTCAGCGTATTATGGATGTTTCTAATGCTCTTGGTGCTGATAAGCTTATTGTGGATTGTACGGGAATTGGTGGCGCTATCGAACAAGACCTCAGACTAGCATGTATCAATTCAGCTCCACAAATACATTTTATAGGCTTTGTTTTTACAGGAGGACCTAGAGGTACTAAAACACAGATGTATAGAGATTATCAATCTTTTATCCAACAGGGGCGCGTAATAGTGCCTAGTCCTGATAATCTATTACCACATCAAGCTAAGGTAATTAATAAATGGATAAGAGAACATTTCGACTTACAATATACAATGGATGCAGCTAATAAGACAGAAAAGATAGCTGCTCCAGATACAAAGCATGATGACTATTGTGATAGTTCTGCAATGGGTCTACATGCCACTTTAAGTATGTTACCGGGAGCAGGTAGTTTTGGTAACGCAGATTTAAAACAAGGAAGCCCTCGAAAGGTCCAAAGAGACTTTTCAGGGAAGGTTTCTAATAAGGGTCTTTTTACCACTCGACAACGCCGAGTTCGACTAAATAAAGGCCGATATGGTAAATTTTGATATAAATCGGAGGAAAGCTTTATATACTATTTTCGATTTAATATAAATAGCCATGTCGTTTATTGATAATGTAAGGCGACGTTTTGCATCCGTAGGAAGCGAACCAGCCTTCAAAAAGGATGACCCACGAAGTTATGGAGCAGGTGTTATAAAAAGACTTAAACTGTCTAACTCTAACTATGGTTTTTCAACATCAGGAAAATATGAAGAACATATAGGTAGTAATAGAATGTATCTTAATGTCTATTTAGCTGACCCTATAGTCAGAACACTAATTGACCTTCCATGTCTTTATGCAGTTAAAGACTGTTTCGATATTGTAACTGAGAAAGATGAGTTACGTGACGATGTAGAAGAACTGTTCAGAGACATAAACATGGAAAACGTACTTTATGGGTGGTTACGGAATGCACGTATATTTGGAACTGGATATTTAGAATGGACTGGAGACAATTTAATTTTACGCTCAAGTCAGAACATGTATGTTCAACGCAATGAGCACGGTCAGATAATGTATTATTATCAGGACGTAGGAGACGATAAAGAAAATATTCGTTTCGAACCTGATGAAATCATAGAACTTAAGAATAACGAATTCGAAGACTATGGTTATGGATTATCAGATATCCACCCTATTATGTATTTAATAGATTTAAAAGATTACGCAGAGAGAGATATAGGAGCAGCACTTAATAAGTATGCATCTTCTCGCTTTGATATATCTTGTGGTTTACCAGATATGCCTTATGGACCGGATAAGATTAATGAGATTGTTGACGCATTCAATGCATTAGAACCCGGTGAAGACATTATACATGGTAACGACATAGTAATCAAAGAATTACAAGGAACACAAAGAGCGTTTGAATACGGTAAGTATACAGACGACATATTAAAGAAAATCCACATGGCACTGAAAGTACCTATGACTATGTGGGAACAACCTGAGCAAGCTCGACCTATTTTTGAACCATATGTAAGATATTTACAAACTATGGTAGAAGGAGCACTTAACGCACAATTAATGCCACAATTAGAAAGTGGTGAGGCTAAGTTTAAGTTCAGGCAAATTAATGTTGATGACGCATTCACTAAAGCTAAGACAGATATGATTTATCTATCTGAAGGTGTATTATCACCCGGCGAAGTTAGAGAGGAGCGTGGTCTTGACCCTGAAGGAGTTGTAGAATTAGATATGGAAACTTCTGAAGATATCAAGGCATCTCCTATCAAGAAAGAACAAAGTGATAAGAATGCAAACATCTCTGGTGGAAAGAATGAAGACAAGAAAGAAGAAACCGCCAGAGCACAGAACAGAGGCAATAAGCCTTCCGCCAATGTTACAGGAGACAGAGCATGAATAAAATAGAACAATGTGTAGACACTGTAGGTAAAACACTAAAGAAGCGTGGTTTTGATAATCACAACGAGATGGCACATGGTATGTGTAATCTTTGGGCAGCTGATAATGGTGTTGAGCGGGAATTTGGAACAGATGGAAAATCTTTAGAACCAGTGCGTCGTTCTTTTGCGCTCTCCGTAGGGGAAGCAGAAGATTTAACTTATACAAGCGATGAGGGTGTTGACTCTGTTACATTCCCAGTCATCGCTATTACATCCGGACCTCATGAGTATACTGATGAGGAAGGAGAACAAAAAGTTTATATTGAAGACAATATTTTAAAAGAACATATTGAGAGTTTTAATGAACTCCCAATTTATGTCGACCATCAAAGAACTGAGGAGGATTTAATCGGCATGGCAACGAGCCCTTCTCTAATCAAGATGGATAATGGAAAAACAGCGGTCCAGATGCTAGCAACAGTATCTAATAAATATGGCCGTGGACAGGAAGTGATGGATAAGGTCAAGGAGGGAGACATGACACATGTTAGTATTGATTGGCTTTCAAACGATATTGATGTGATGGGTAGCACTTTTGCTACTAATGTAACTCCTACTGAAATTAGTTTCATAGACAATGAAAAAATGGACCCCGTCTGTAAGGAATGTACAATAGAAGATGGAAAGGAATGTGCACATTCAGAGTCTGAAGATGAAGAGCATAAAGATTGCTGTGACTCATGTAACGACGGTAAAGAATGTTGTGAAGCAGATGGGACAACTACAGAGGTAGATAATATGACCGAAGAAGTTAAGGAAGTAAAGTCCGACGCTGAGAATATCGTCGAGCGCGAATTCGCTTCACTCAGGACACAGTTAGAAGAAGCACAAGCAGCTAACAAAGAGATTCAATCAGCTTATGATGAAGCTCTCAAATCTATTGAGACTTTTAAAGAAGCAGAAGAAGCTCGCAAAGCCGCTGAAGCTGAGGAGAGAAAAGCCAAGACTATCGAGGCTGTTATCTCTAAAGAATTACTTCTTGGAACTGTTGATGAGGAGAAGAAGTCTTCACGTTTAGAAGAATTATCAGCATGGGACGAGATGAAGCTGACTGGATTCAGCGAAGCATTGGCAGCAATGCCAGTGCCAGAAACAGAAACCGAGCGTTCTTTCGGCAAAGGTAAAGCTCCAGAAGGAGAAGTAAAACCTGAGCAAACAGAAAGAAAGTTTGGTATAAAAATGGACAATTCAGGACGATTTAGATTGAACCCTGAAGTCTATAAACCCAGAGGTGACTAAACATGGCAACAGAAGTTTTAGTAAACGATGGTGGAGCTCCAGCAAGGATTATTCCTTTCACAGCTGGTAGTACCATCACAGCAGGGTACGCACTACAGATGGGAGCAGACGCTCAAGTAGACACAATAGCAGCAGCAGATAATGTTATGCCTATTGGAGTCGCAATGGTCGATGCAACATCTGGAAACACTGTAAGTGTAATCACAGGTAAAGGTATAGTCTTGAACATGTTTTGTTCAGGAACCATAGGACGAGGAGACCAAGTAGCTACATTAGCTGACGGTAACCTTGGACCAGCAAGCAGCTCTGCTGTAGGCGTTGGTACTTATATCGATACTAGTGGTGCTCACAGCGGTGCTGCAACCATGCAACAAGTCCTGTGGGGCTAGAGAAGTAGGAGGAATTATAAATGCCCGATTACCCAACAGCAACACCCGGTGTTCTAACTAGCCTTAATTCAGGTGCATATGCCGCAACCGGTGGAACCGGAGAACGCATACTCGTCGACTACAAAGACGCAATTATGGACTACAAGGTCACAGACCTTCCAGTAATGCAATACTTTGCAGAACCAATGACGACTGATACAGGCGGTAATATTGATATTACTTTCGCACAACCCAGCATGAAGCTGGAACCAATAGATGAGGGTTCGACCCCGAAATACCAACACACTAAGCTACGCTCCGAGCGTATTTCAGTGAAAGAATGGGGTATAGCAACGGCCGTAACCCGAAGAATGATAGAAGACTCTAGATTCAATGAAGTAGAGATGGCATTGACAGAAGCTCGCAGAGCTGTCGACCGACACATGACCGAACACGTAGTTAAGGTTGTTTTCGGTGGTGCAGCAGACACGACCTTCGGTACTTATGCTATCGACGCAGATACATCCGAAGCTAATCTATCTAACTTCACAAACAACATATATGGTGGATTCTTTGGTAGCGGTATGGCTGCCGCAGATATCGACGCATCCGGTAAAAGATTAACATCTTACGCTAACGAATCAAGCACACGATTAATTCGTGGTGCTTACTTCAATAGCGCAGGTGGTTCTGGAGCTGGTGCTTTCGCTCTCGCAGACGTCGCAAAAGGAATTGACCGCATAGCAACACACGGATACAATGCAACACACTTGTTCATATCCCCTGCTCACTATCACCATCTCTTAAAGATTGGTGACTTCGTAACTGCTTTCACAGCAGCTGCTGGAGGAGAAGCTGGAGATGCAAGTAATCCAACAACCACTTTAAATAATGCTGCAAATCCTTTCAACAAAACTGCCCTAACAGGTAAAGTTGGAAGCTTGTACGGATTAGATGTCGTGGTAAACGCTTGGGTTCCATCAGACAGAATAGGTATGTTCGACTTGTCCGTTAAGCCAATGGTTTATGTGGAGAGACGACCATTGACCGTAGAAGAGGCAAATCCCGGATTTGGAATTGTCGGTTCTTACATGTCAATGAGATACGGATTGAAGGTTGTAAGACCATCAGTCGGTGCAATCTGTATTAACGCTTAGATTGAACTAAT